ACATGGGCAGAGATGTCGTAGCACTCGGTATCGATGCTGCCACAAGAAACCAAGGCGATCAATTAGTTGCTATCGGTGAAGATTGTGCTGTTGATAACACCGGAGATTATGTTGTTGCGATCGGTGATGATGCTTGTGAAGACAACACCGGATCTTATGTTGTTGGTGTCGGTAAAGATGCTGCAGAAGGTAACACTGGCGATAACGTTGTCGCACTGGGTTACCAAGCAGCGGAAAATAACACTGGTGAGCATGTAGTTGGTATCGGTAATGATGCAGCATACGAAAACACCGGAGATCACGTAATTGCACTGGGTGACGAAGCGGCGGGATACAACACCGGAGATCACGTAATTGCAATGGGTTACAATGCAGCAAATCAAAACGGTGGGTATGGAGCTATCGCCGTGGGTACTGGTGCAGCGGAAAACAACAAAGGAGGTTATGCAGTTGGTGTCGGTAAACAAGCGCTAAAGGGCAACAGAGGCGGTTTTGTTGCGGCATTAGGTTACAATGCTGGATATGACAACCGAGGCGATAATTCGACCTTTGTCGGTAAATATGCTGGTAAGTACAGTAAGAGTGATCATGTTATTGCGATTGGTTACCAAGCTGGATACAACGCTGATTCTTCTTTCGGTAATTCAATCCTTATCGGTCAATATGCTGGTAAGTATGCTGTATCTGGGTCTACTTTATCAGATCTTAAAGTCGACATCCGATACAATGATTCTGCCGGTAGACTTGCGTTTGATAAATCGCAAGGATGGAGCATTGGTGGTGAATCTATCCAGACAACAGACATCGATGGCGGTACTTTCTAAAGACCGACAATAATAAAAAAAAACGGGGACGTAATGTCCCCTGTTTCTCAAGGAGAATAAAATGTCTTTAAGAAGAAAAGAAAAATTTGCAAAAGAAGTTGACGATCTGAATGCGCGAATTGCCAAGAAAAATCAAAAGGGCACTTCAACTGTGCGCCTTTCAGCAAGGCTAAGTAGAAGGGTAGCACAAAAGGCGGCACTCAAGGCAAAAATTAAAGCGAAAGGTTAAGTTTTTATTATTTTATAGGATGATTTAATGAGCGAAAAGACGTACCACTTTATATCAGGTCTGCCTAGATCTGGGTCCACTTTGTTAAGTTCTATACTTAAACAAAACCCCAGATTTACGGCAGGCATTACTGACCCTCTGCAGGGTTATGCCGAAGCAATTATTCGTGCCACAGAAAATGTTCAGGGCGGTAGAAAATTAGTTGAAGCAGAAAAACGCAAAAGAATTATACGGGGCATCTTTGATTCTTATTACGAAGATGGTCCAGAAGTTTGTTTTAATACTGGTCGAACATGGACAGGAAAAACAAAACTTCTAAAAGAATTATACCCGAATTTCAAAATGATCGTTTGTGTGAGAAGTATACCATGGATCTTAAATTCGTTTGAAAAATTGAACGGTAAAGATCCACTAGGAACAAAACCGATCTACGGTAATCAAATGCTACTAACTGTCGATCAGCGTTGTTTCTCGTTAATGGGAGCGAAGGGCGGAGTCGTCATGGACCCCATTAAATTAATGAGAAGCGGTATCTATTCAGGAGATGCTAGTCATATGATCTTCGTCGAATATAACGCACTAACGAAACAACCAGAGCAGACAATGCGAAGGATATACGAATTTTTGGGCGAAGAATATCATGATCATGACTACGATAATGTTGAAGATAGTTATGAAGAGTATGATTTAGATTTAACAATGAGCGGTCTTCACGACGTTAAAAAGAAAGTCGAATATAAAGAAAGTCAAAAATTAATTCCCCCAGCATTATGGAACGAATTTATAAAACATAATTTCTGGGAAATGCCGCACTTTAATAAAAGTGTATTCAACTGGATCGAAGATCCAGACCTACCTTAGATAACTACTCTAATAAAAGGAGACGACTATGTCTACTATCAAAATCAAAAGATCCGGCACTGGCGGACAAGCACCTACTGCGGGAAACCTCGTATCTGGCGAACTCGCTTTAAACTATGCGGACGGAAAACTGTTCATAAAAGACGCTTCTAATAACGTCAAAGAAATGGTCGGACCAAATATGTTTAGTGACCTTCCTACATCGGATCCAGCAGTAGCAGGAAGTTTATGGAACGATGCGGGAACAGTAAAAATTTCTGCAGGATAATAAGGGGCGACAAACATGTCTACTATCAAATTTAAAAATTCAAGTGTTGCCGCTCAAACCCCAACTTCTGGTGATTTAGCATATGGCGAACTTGCAATAAATACTGCAGACGATAAAATCTTCTATAAAGATGCTTCTGATGCTATACGTGAGTTGGTTGGACCGAATATGTTCAACAATCTACCTACATCAGATCCATCGGTTTCTGGAAGGTTGTTTAACGATGCAGGAACATTAAAAATTTCTACGGGTGGTACACCACCTCCATCTGGATCTTCTACACAATACGATGTCAACAACTACTATTTCTACAACGAAGTAGCAGACACAAACCCAATAAGTTATATCACTGAAGTCGTTTGGGATGGCGTTCAAGTATTCTACGAAGGCGCTGGGTTGAACTCACTGTCGACTGTAAATGTTGGCGGTATCACTTATAATGAAATGGTACAGCAATCTGATCAATACAAGTCAAGTGTTGAGAGAGTTGTTCCATAGATATAACATATCTCGTTCTGGGCACTTCGGTGCCCCTTTTATCATAAACTAAAGCAAAAAGGAGACGACTATGTCTACTATCAAAATCAAAAGGTCTGGAACCTCATCCCAGACTCCTTCCTCGCTAGAACACGGCGAACTCGCCTTAAACTATGCTGACGGAAAATTATTCTACAAAGACGCATCTAACAATATCGCAGAACTAAGTACTGGCGGTGGTGGCGGAAGCAGTCTCGGATTAATAGAAAAGCAGTATGCGTTCGACGGTGTACTTAGCGCCAATGTTGGAGATGCTCGACTTTACCTTCCGGATTCTTGCTCGAGTGTGGACATTAAAATGTACCTTAAAACTGCTAGTGTCAGTGGTTCTGTCGATGTTAATTATAAGATTAACGGTTCGACTGATTCTGCAATAACTATCGCACAAGGGTCAACATCTACTAGTGCGACTTTAACTACAGCAGTTTCAACAGGAGATTTCGTCACTTTCGATATTACATCGGCAGGATCGGGCGCGGAAGATCTTTATATACTACTTTCATTTACAAGGAGTTAACAATGTACGCAAAATTAGTTTTTCAAACAGGAACGGATTTCACTTTAGTCAATAGAGATATTGTGAGGTGTATCACAAATTCTAACGGTGCGGGCGGTTCGACTCTAGCGGCATTGGAAAATGTTGTTGTATCATCTTCATCTATTTCAGACACCGAAGCATCTAACTGGGCACTTGCGTCGGGTCAAACACTTGCAACTGGTGCTTCGGTAGAGCAGGATAAGAGGTTTTATCTTCAACAAGCACATGCTAACAGTTCTACCAAAACCGTTGCATTTCAGACTGCATATAGAGATGCGACTGGATTCACCAAGGCAAACGAAACAACATACTCAGGCGTTCACCTATGCCCAGTTTCAGATTATGGCGAGTCGTACGAAGCAGTCTGGCATTCTACTAATCCAGACGAAACCCCTAGCGATAATGAAACACCGTGGAACAGATTGACTGGTCAGGAAGTTCATATTATCGCAAAAGATAAAGTAATGTTCGTCGCCGGAATACGCACTGGTTACCTAAATGGAACTTCATATTGCATGATTTTTGAAGTTGATGCCGCTGAAGTTAGAGAAGGTCGAAACAAGCCGGGTCAAGTGGTTCTGACGGGTTCTATGTCACCATATAGTAACTACTCGTCATACAATCCTTCTACTATAGCACATATAATTAATATAACACATACAAATCCTTTTGGTGGCACTAATCATAATCCGGCGATTTGTTCTTTTGTCGACGTTCTTCATGACTACGAAGCAAATGCTGAGATGCGGTACGCTATGATGGCACCTGAGGCGTTAGCCCAGACCGGTGGTTCACCATCTACTCATAGTTGGCCCGCAAAAAATTGTTGTGTCTTAAGAGACATCAATGATGCTGATGGTCATGGAACGTTCTCATTTTCAACCAGTAACGATGCAATTGCATTTAGACTATGGGCAGATAATAACAGCTACTGGGCGTTTGGACCAACATCGCTTGACTTTTGGCCGTTCAGCAGAAATAATATGACTGCCTCGGCGCCTGGAGGTTTCACGGATATCTCTGGTAATCCTGCAGTTTTATTACGTCCGTCGGCGCCGATTGTCGGACTTAAACGTCAGCAGTGGGATTTCTCAGGAATTGGAGGATATTATACTGCGACCGCGAATTTTCAAGGTAATATTTCGACTATTAACGACGGCACTGACGATTACATCGCAATAAAATTATTCTCTATTGGATATCCAATGCCCGCCGCAATTGCAATAAGGAAATAATTGTGTATTATCATTTCTTTCAATTCGACGATAATGTTTCGAATAGTGCAACTTGGCAACCAACTGTAACCGTTGAGTCCGGAAGTCCTGTCTATAACATCTCTGATAATGGAAAATCTTTTGAACTTGAATCTGCTGTTTTGAATTTGGGCACCGATGTTGTTATTAACGGACTTGCTACTAGGTTCGGTTTGAATATTGAAATTAAAGTAGACTCCGATGCAACTGACGGAATTATTTTATCTTGCGATGATATCGCAAATTCTAGACCTTGTTGGACGATGGAACTTATTGATACTGCAACATCTCCAAAGATTGTAATAAGAACGTGGACTGATGGCACTACACAGAGTTTCCAGCAGTCCTCGAGCGTCGTTCCTTCTACTGGAACTTGGAATAATTATCAATGGGAAGCATCAAGTACAACTATGTACAAAAGGATTAATGGTGGATCGCATACCAATTCTACCTCGTATACCTCTTATTGGGGAGATCTAACCGCAGGTTTAGATTCTTATATATTTGAATATAGAATCGGTTCTTCGTTATACAACACCATCACTGCTGGTGCCACAGGCGTTCATTTGGATTGGTATGTTTTATCGACAGATAATGAAGGTTACACAGTACCTTCGAATGTAGACACTTCAGTCAGATCATATCCACCTGAATCTTCGAACGCAATCAAACCGCCTTCGGGAGCATCGATTGTAGTGACTAGCAATGTGTCGGAGACTACAGATTGTGTTGTTCAGTCAAAAAGAACGTTAATTGCAACATTATATAAGATAATTAGAGAATTTTGGAGTTAATCTGATTCCTCTTATACTCAAGGGAGACTTCGGTCTCCTTTTTTTTGCGTATAAATAATATCGTAAATAACTTTGAGAACAATCATGACAACAACATTTAATTGCGGCACAAACTATCTCGCACCAAATGGATTTAAGGTTTCTATCAATAAAGAAAATTTCGCGAACCTCGAGTTCTTCGCGCAAAGTATTCAGCACCCAGATATTTCCCTCGATCCTGCCGAATTAGGATTCCCGCGAGTCGGCGTTGTTCCGATGCTCGGCGAATCGCTAACGATGGGGCAATTGGGCATCGAAGTTATCATGGATGAAGACATGAACGTCTATCAGGAATTATACGATTGGATGATTCGTGCTACCGATCAAAAACACAAACTATCTTCCGGAGATTTCTCAGGTGCTGAACTCGCCTCGTATCAAGACATAACCGTTTCTGTCCTCACAAGTTCTAACAATCCAAACCGATCTTTCCGCTATGTGAACACACACCCAATTAATATCGGTAATGTTAATTTCGCATCAACACAAGACGGCACATATATTACATTCCCAGTATCATTTAGATTTGATTATTTCGAGTTTGTTTAGTATAATAGAAAGGTCTATATCTCTAAGGAAACTACATAATGAATTTAGAACAGATACATGCCGAGTGGAAGAAAGACTCTCATATCGACTACAACAAGTTGGACGTGAGTTCGGTTGAGACACCAAAACACCACGCCAAATATCTCGAACTTTTATCCACATATAAACTTAAACTAAAAGATGCTGAGTTCAAGCAGAAAGAACTCATGAAGAACAAGTGGTTGTGGTATAACGGGAAACTCGATCAACAAGCGATCGAAAAATTCAATTGGGATCCTGATCCGTTTAACGGTTTAAAGATACTAAAGGGCGAGATGCAACACTACGTCGAAGCAGACCCTGAACTCGTGGCGAGCGAGGCGAAAATTGCTTACCTAAATAATATAATTGAGACGCTAAAAGATATCCTCGATAATCTTAAATGGCGCCACCAGACTATTCGTAATGCCATCGAATGGAAGAAATTTGAAGCAGGGTTTTAATGGAAATAATTAAACTTAGAATGAAAGATTACTCGATGCTCCAGATGACGGAATGTGCACCGCATGTCGTCCACGAGTTATCCGAGTATTTCACATTCGAGGTTCCTGGCGCTAAGTTTATGCCAGCAGTTAAGAAGAAGGTTTGGGACGGAAAGATCCGTATGTTCAACCGGACTAACGGCGAGATCAATGCTGGACTTTACTGGTCTATTAAGAAATTTGCTGTTGATCGTGGGTATGGTATAAAGGTCGAGGAAGGTCCATTCGGATATCCGTACGATAAAAATAACGTAAACCACATGAAGACCATGGAATGGTTCGACACACTAAACCTTCCTTTCAAACCTAGAGACTATCAATATGACGCGATTACCCATGGTATTGAAAGGAAGCGTTGTATTTTATTGTCTCCCACCGGTTCAGGAAAATCGTTTATAATATATCTTCTATCGCGGTGGTATCTTGAAAACAATAGTAAAAAGATATTACTCGTTGTCCCGACGACTTCTCTTGTTGAGCAAATGTACAAAGACTTTCAAGACTATGGGTATGATGTAGAAACAAATTGTCACCGTATCTACTCGGGAAAGGATAAAGAAACAGAATGCCCGATTGTCATATCAACGTGGCAGTCAATCTATAAATTGCACCCCAACTGGTTTCATCAGTTCGGTTGTATCATCGGCGATGAGGTTCATGGATTCAAGTCCAAGTCGCTGTCTTCTATAATGAATAAAGCGATCTATGCCGAATATCGTTTCGGAACCACAGGAACATTAGACGGCACTCAGGTAAACGAATTGGTCCTTGAAGGATTATTTGGTCCAACCAAACGCGTTACCACGACTCACGAACTTCAAAATAAAAATGCACTCGCTAAGATAGACATTGATGTTATCCTTTTAAAGTATGATGCCGAGTATTGTAAATTAACAGAAGGGAGAACTTACCAAGATGAAATTGATTTCCTCGTCACATATGAAAAGCGAAACAAGTTTATCGCAAACCTTGCGGTCAATCAAACTGGAAATACACTCGTTCTGTTTAACCTTGTGGATCGTCACGGCAAGGGTCTACGGGATCTGATCGAGGATAGATTGCAAGATGGACAAAGACTCTTTTTCGTCTCAGGCGAAACCAAAACAACAGACCGCGAACAAATCCGGAATATTGTGGACAAGCAAAAGAATAGCATTATACTCGCTTCTCTGGGTACTTTCTCCACTGGTATTAACATCAAAAATCTTCATAATGTTGTATTTGCGTCTCCATCAAAAAGTCAAATCAGAGTACTCCAATCAATAGGGAGGGGTCTGCGATTATCTGATGACGGATCGGTAACTAAGTTATATGATATCGCAGACGACCTACATTGGAAGTCTAAGAAGAACTTTACGCTGCTGCATAGCGGCGAAAGAGTTCGAATATATACTAAAGAGAAATTCCCCTATAAAATTACTCAGGTAGAAATTTAATTATGCTGTCGAATGTGATGCAATTCAAATTGACAAACGGTGAGGAAATTATATGTCAGGTCGTAGAGTGGCCGGAAGATGACGACACCGATTATATCGTACATAATGCATTGTTACTGATGCAACAAATTGTCAACGGAACCACAAAATATATGTTCAAACCTTGGTTTACTATGGCAGAAAAATCTGATCAGTATATCTCAATTTCAAAAGAACAGATTGTTGCTTGCGTATATCCCAATGAGGTTCTCAACGTCGAATTCATTAACGCTAAACGCGAAATGTACTATAGATCCGGATATGAACAAATTAAATCTAAGTCACTACCTTCGGCGATGAATGATACATTTAATTATAATGAGAAAGAAGAACGAAGAAAGTATGAAGAAATGCAAAAAGAAATACTTTCATTAATTGATGAGATAGAAAAAAGTAATGCGTTGGATGAAATGTATAACGATTCTGATAGTCCATCTAATGTGATCAAGTTTCCAGGACCTGATTCGATTCACTAATATATTCCTTTCCCTGCGAGTCAAGCTCTATTCTACCTATATTTTCAGAAAAAGCAACCCCTTGCTTTTCTCTTCTTTTTTTTATATAATAAGTGAAGATAAAGTTGTAGAGGTAAATACCATGAAAGCAAGAGATAAACCGCATTACGTTAACAACGCAGATTTTTCTGCCGCTGTGGTTGAGTATGTTAAGTATGCAAGAGAATGTAAAGAACGCGGGGAACCTAAACCGCAAATCGGAGACTATGTTGCGTCTTGTTTCTTGAAGATCGCTGAAGGTCTTTCCCATAAAGCGAACTTTGTGCGTTATACTTATCGAGAAGAAATGATGATGGATGCTGTCGAGAATTGCTTGAAAGCAATCGACAACTATAATCTCGAAACCGCGACTCGAACAGGTAAACCAAACGCGTTCGCCTACTTCACCCAAATATCTTGGTATGCCTTCCTTCGAAGAATAGGGAAAGAAAAAAAGCAACAAGATATTAAGATGAAATATATTTCAGAAACAGATATCCTTAATCTAATTTCTACCGAAGAATCGGACGACGAAGCAATCGCTCATACCCAAGCATTTGTGGATGAACTGCGCGGACGTATTGACATAGTCAAAGAATCAGATAAAGGAGTAAATGAATATGAAAAAAGTCAGCGGCAAAAGCGCAAACGCAAAGTCGACTCTGACCTCAGTGAGTTCATAAAAGAGGATGACGCGTATGGGATGGATTAAGTTCTTTACCAAGGGTTTACATTTGGCATCTGAACCGAATGAAGATCCGGATCCCGAAAATCTAAATGTTGAAAATGCATATAAGACTAGATGGGTTTGGTATCATACCATTCTTGCCTTAGAATTGTTTATGACAAATATTCTACTATTCATCATTGTTGTACAGTTGGCTAATAAATAATGAAGATCGCTATTCTTAACGATACCCATTGCGGTATTCGTAATTCATCCGAAATATTAATGGACTATCAGGAGAAGTTTTACCGTGACGTTTTCTTCCCGTATCTTCAAGAGCACGGCATCAAAAAGATTCTTCATCTCGGTGATTATTATGACAATCGCAAGTTTATCAATTTCAAAGCACTCGAGCACAATCGGAAGATCTTTCTTGAGAAACTCAGAGAACTACAGATTCACATGGATATCATACCAGGAAATCATGATGTCTATTACAAGAACACCAATAACCTTAATGCTCTGAAAGAACTCCTAGGGCATTATATGTCAGAAGTCCGCATCATCGAAAAACCAATGGTGGTGAATTATGACGGTCTAGATTTCGCATTGATTCCATGGATAAACCACGAAAACGAGGTGGAGTCAATGCGCTTTTTATCTAAGTGTAAAGCGACGCATGTGGGGGCGCACCTAGAGATTGCAGGGTTCGAAATGCAAGCGGGTATACCTTGTACGGAAGGAATGCCTGCAAGCGCGTTTGAGCGGTTTGAGAGCGTTCTGACGGGTCACTTCCATACCAAGTCGTCAAGCGGCAATATCCACTACCTTGGATCGCAAATGGAGTTCTTCTGGAACGATGCACACGATCCAAAATACTTCCACGTGTTCGACACTGACACCCGTGAATTGGAGGCAGTAGAGAACCCTGTTCGACTATTCGAAAAGATTTACTATGACGATACACGTGAGAAGGCAGACTACTATTACAATGTGGGTAAACTACCCGACATTGACGAAAAGTTTGTCAAACTGATTGTAGTCAACAAGTCCAACCCCAAACTCTTTGAGAAGTTTGTTGATCGTATCAACTCTCGCCGCATACATGAGTTGAAGATTGCTGAGAACTTTGAGGAGTTCGTGGGGTCGTCGGTCGAGGACGAAAAAGTTTCTCTTGACTCCACCGAAGATTTATTGTATAGTTATGTTGATGCTGTTGATACTTCGCTCGATAAAGATCGGATCAAGAGCATGGTTCATGAATTAATGATTGAGGCGCAGACCCTAGAACTCGTATGATAATTTTTAAAATGCTACGGTACAAGAATTTTCTTAGTACTGGTGATTCGTTCACGCAAATTGATCTTAACAGAAACTCATCAACGCTGATCGTTGGGCAGAATGGTGCTGGTAAGTCTACAATGCTCGATGCGCTGTCTTTCGGATTGTTTGGAAAGGCACATCGCAACATCAACAAGAATCAGATGATCAACTCAATCAACAATAAAGGTTGTGTTGTTGAAGTTGAGTTTACTGTCAACGGTTCAGACTACAAGATTGTGCGGGGTATTAAACCTGTGTGTTTTGAGATATGGCGCGACGGCAACCTTGTGAATCAGGACTCGCACAATAAAGAGTACCAGAAAGTCCTCGAGCAGAATATTCTGAAACTAAACCACAAGTCGTTTCATCAGATTGTTGTTCTGGGTTCGTCATCGTTCGTGCCATTTATGCAGTTACCCTCGCAAATTCGCCGTGACGTGATAGAAGATCTGTTGGACATCAATGTATTCTCTAAGATGAACGGTATCCTCAAGGAGCGTCAGTCTGTCCTCAAGGAGCAGGTTCGAGCGAACATCGCCGACTTAGATGCAGTTGAGATGAAGGTCAAGACGCAGAAACGATATGTCGAGAAACTTCATAGTCTGAATCAAGAGGCGAAGTATGAGAAACTCAATGAGATTAAAGCACTTGAAGAAACCATTGACGAACTTCGCGCATCGCAAGAAGAAGCAGATCGCGGCTCGCTAGATGTGCTCAAGGTTAAGTCTACAGATGCAATTAAAAAGATATCTGAAGTCGAGAAGTACGATTATCAGTTCGGAGTGAAACAAAAAGAACTGAATAAGGAAATTATATTTTATGAAAACAACGCAACATGCCCCACCTGCGATCAAGGTATCGATGAAGAATTTAAACAGGAAAGAGTCCAATCTTCATCAAAAAAGTGGGACCAACTCGAAGAAGGTAGGCACCAAGCAGCAGCAAAGGTAAGAACGCTCAGGCAAACTCTCTCTGAACTTGAAGAGGAGATTGATCAATGCACTGCCAAGGTCGTTGCAATTGATAAGCGAAACATGCAGGTGAGTGAGTATCAACGCAGGATTACTGAACTGCAGTCACAACTCACCAAGTATGAGCAGGATACAGGCGATATAGAAACAGCAGAAAAAGAACTGAATGCTTTGACCGAACAAAAGTATGAGGTTGTTGAAGCGAAATCTAATCTTGCTGACAGAACATCATATCACGTGGTGATCACTGAGATGCTGAAAGATACGGGCATCAAGACTAAGATCATCAAGCAATACTTGCCCGTGATCAATAAATTGACAAATCAGTTCTTACAGGTTCTCGACTTCTACGTCTCATTCGACCTAGACGATACCTTTAAAGAAACGATCAAGTCTAGGCACCGTGATGCGTTTTCGTACGACTCTTTCTCTGAAGGCGAGAAACAGCGTATCGACCTCGCTCTGTTGTTTACTTGGAGGCAGGTTGCCCGCATGAAGAATAGTGTGGCAACTAACTTACTCATACTCGACGAGACTTTCGACTCGAGTTTGGATGCTGATGGTGTGGATAATCTTACGAAGATTCTTGATACACTCGACGCGAATAGCAACGTGTTCATCATATCGCACAAAGGTGAACTCTTGGACGGTAAGTTCGATGACAAGATCGAATTTATCAAACATAAAAATTTCAGCAAAATCGCTTGAATTCACTAACTAAATTTAGTATAATACTCTATATATTCAAAAAAGGTTATTTTTATTATGGAATTAAGTTCACAAACATTGCAAGTTCTTAACAACTTCGCTTCAGTAAATTCTAATATCGTTATCACTACCGGCAACGTTCTTCGAACCGTATCAGAGTCAAAGACTATCTTGGCACGTGCTACTATCGATGAAGAGTTCCCGAAGGGTTTCGGTATCTATGAATTGAATGAATTCTTGAGCGCGTTGAGTCTTGTTGAAAGTCCACGCATTTCTTTCGGCGAAAACAATATGGATATCTCGGACGGCACTGGTCGCTCAAGTATCAAGTATTTTTACTCGGATCCATCTATCCTTACGACGACAAGTAATGAGATTGTTATGCCCGAGGCACAAGTCAAGTTTAAACTCGACCGCGATACTATGAACCGAATCAAGAAGGCAGCATCTGTACTTGGTCACTCTGAAGTCTCAGTTCGAAATGTCGATGGTGTTATCGTTCTTACTGTTGCTGATAACGAAAATTCTACTTCTAATGCAATCGATATTGCAGTTGATGGCGAGTCTACATCTGATGATTTCAAGTATGTATTCAACATCGCCAACTTAAAAATGATTGAGGGCGACTACGATGTTTCGCTTTCTTCAAAACTAATTTCACACTTTGTGAATACAGAATCCAATGTCGAATATTGGGTAGCGTTACAGAAAACTAGCAAGGTCTAAGGAGACATTTAAATGAATAGTGAAGTTGTAGAGTTGGTAAACCGAGTATGTCGAAGTACCGTTGCAGTCGTTGACACTGTAACTGGTCGTGGCGGTTTCCGTGGTGAAGAGTTGTCAACAATCGGACAATTGCGCGATCAATGTATCCAAGTGATTCAGCAATTAGAAGATGCACAAGCGGCGGAGGAATAAAGTATGGATATGGCACTAGTGCTCGCACTTGCAGTCCTTATAGTAGTGGGATTTGTATACATCGTTCGACCTGGAAAGGATAAAGGTGATGTTGTAGAACCATCTACACCAGCACCAGCACAACCAACTGCAGAAGATTTGCCGACACGGTCATCTCTAATGCGCTTGAAGAAAGAAGATCTAGAGGCACTTGCTCTAGACCGAGGTGTTTTACATACAGGTACAAAGTCAGAAATTATTTCTCGCTTGCTTCCTTGATTGAAAAAAGATATTATATAATATCGAACTATGAGAGGGTCATATGACCCTCATCTTTTATATGATGGAGTTTTAAATGCCTAGTGATTTTTTGTGGGTCGAGAAATACCGACCTCGCACAGTTTCAGATTGTGTCCTTCCCGAAAGCACCAAGCAGGTGTTCCAACAGATCGTAGATAAAGGCGAGATCCCAAACATGATGTTTACGGGAACTGCTGGTCTTGGAAAGACGACGATCGCCAAAGCAATATGCAATCAACTTGGTTGCGATTACATAATTGTCAATGGATCCGAAGAAGGCAACATTGATACCCTCCGAAATAAAATTAAACGATTCGCTTCGACTGTTTCCCTTGCCGGTGATGTCAAAGTCGTAATCTTAGATGAAGCAGATTATCTTAACCCTCAGTCGACTCAACCTGCTCTCCGTGGGTTCATCGAAGAGTTCTCAGACAATTGTCGCTTTATCTTAACTTGTAACTTTAAAAATCGTATTATCGAACCACTCCACTCTCGTTGTGGTGTGTACGAGTTTAATATTACAAAGAAAGATCTACCCGAACTCTGCGGCAAGTTCTTGCAGCGATCTCAGATGATCCTAAAAGAAGAAAACATTGAGGTGCCAGATACTAAATTGCTCGCCGAAGTGATCATGAGGTTCGCTCCTGACTGGCGTCGAGTTCTTGGTGAACTGCAACGATCTTCTGGATCAGGTGTCCTCGATCTTTCTTCGCTCGGCAGTAAGGCGAATGGCAATTACGATTCACTATTCGCTTCACTGAAGAGCAAAGACTTCAAGAAAATGCGCTCTTGGGTGTCGAACAATATCGACGTCGACTCTTCTGTCATTTTCCGAAGTATTTATGACAACATGTATGAGAAAGCAGATCCATCTTCTATACCTCAGTTGGTTCTCATTCTCGCTGACTATCAGTACAAGAATGCATTCGTCGCTGATCATGAACTTAACATGGTCGCTTGCATGACAGAGATCATGGCGAACGTTGAGTTCAAATAAACTATATAATTAAACAACAACCTAAAGGAATTTTATAATGAGTTTTTCTAAAAATGATGTAGTATCCGTTGTCACCCTCGCTGGTGAAATTATCGGTAAATTTCAATCAGAGACTACAACTGAAGTGGTAATCACCGATCCAAGGTTGCTCTCTCAAAACGAGCAGGGACTGATTTTGATTCCCGCACTGTGTATGACCGGCAAACCTGAACTCGCAGAAGTAACGCTGTCGAGAAATTCTGTAGTCTTAATGTGTCAGACCGTAGAAGAAGTCGAAAAGGAATATCGTGCAAACACTAGTGGCATTGTAATCTAATGAGAATTGTAATCGCAGGATATGGACCAGTCGGTCAATCTATCGCTGATGTGCTAGAAATGCATGATGGTCTAGAAGTTTACGTCGACGATCCGTACAAAAACCTCAATTTTCCGCGATCTATGGTGGACTCGGTTGACGGTGTTGTTGTTTGTGTTGCGACACCTGCCTTACCGAACGGCGAAAGCGACACTTCTAATGTCGCGGACGTTTTCGAAAAATATGGTGACACCAAGTATCTGATAAAGAGCGCGGTGATTCCTACATTCCTCGAAGATTATGATGATTTAAAGATAACGGTCTCGCCTGAATTCCTTGCGAGTTCAAACGCTAACCGTGATCCCGCCAAAGAATTTAGAGAGCAGACCTTTGCGATCTATGGCGGTGGAGCGATGAGGTTCTGGCACGAGATGTTTAAGCCTCTATTGCCTCATCTAACCGAAGTTAAATTCTGTTCGAGAAATCAGGCAGCATTCGCTAAGTATGTAGAGAATACATTCCTTGCGATGAAGGTCACGTTTTGGAATCAAATGTATCAGATCTATGATGGACTAGGATACAAAGATTTTGACGTGATGGTAGATGCCATTGGAATTGATCCGCGTATCGGCACGAGTCATTCTCAAGTCCCAGGACCGGATGGCAAGTTCGGGTATGGTGGGCATTGTCTACCCAAAGACACTAATGCTCTATTGAAGATGTCGAGTATGACCACAGATACCGATTTCCTTGAGTCTATGATCCGCGCGAATATCAAGAATCGTTCTTAACTTCGAAACTGCTTTGATCCGTTGGTCAAATTAGTTATAATTAAATGATGAATATGGTGGTGATGTAATGAACCCTTTTGATTATGTAA